GATGCTCTCGACGATAAAATTGATCTTGACGAAAAGGGCGCAAACAATGGTGTTGCGACTTTGGACTCAGGCGGTAAGATCCCGGCCTCACAGCTTCCATCAACAGTGATGGAGTTTAAGGGCGTATGGGATGCCGACACAAACACTCCGACTCTTGCAGATGGCACCGGTGATGCCGGTGACGTTTATCTCGTATCGAACGCCGGGAGTCAGGATCTTGGAAGTGGATCAATATCTTTCGTGCCGGGTGATTGGGTTGTGTACGATGGCTCTGTTTGGCAAAAATCAATCAACTCAAATATCGTCGTTTCTGTAAACGGTCAGCAAGGTGTCGTGGTACTTACAAAATCCGATGTCGGACTCAGCAACGTGCCAAACCTCGACACGACTGATGCTGTGGCCAACGAACACACACACTCAAACATGTCGATCCTCGATGCTATCGAAGAAGCCTTTACAACGGCATTAAAGAGCGCTTACGACGCTGTGGTGACATGGGTTGCAACAAACGGTGCGAACGTTGTGAGTCACCTTTCAAACACCTCAAACCCTCACAACGTCACAAAGTCTCAAGTGGGACTTGGAAACGTCGACAACACTTCGGATGTCAACAAGCCGGTTTCAACAGCTCAGCAAACGGCTCTAAACTTAAAACAAGATAATGTTTCGGGACTTTCTTTGACGACTCCAACACCGGCATCGGGTGACTATTTGCTTATGCAAGATGTGTCAAACTCGTCGCTCTTTTCTCGCAATACAATTCTGACAATCTTAAACCTTGTGTGGACGATCACCTCAAACGGAATTGCTGCACTTGCCCACTTGTCGAACACGAACAATCCTCACTCAACAACGTTGCAAAAGGCAACAGATGCAGGGCAGACAACGACAAAATCAGTCTCTTTTGGTACGTCATCAGCTCCGACAGGTGTTGTGACACGAGAAGCCGATAACGCAAGTCTGCCTTTGACTCACGACTCACTAAAAAATCAATCAGGTACTCGAAAGTATTTATTTCAAAAATATTTATTTTCAGATTTTACAAAAGCAAGCGGTAGTCCTGTTGATCTGGTTGACTGGACATTTACGCCAAACGTAAACTCTTCTTTTGATATAGAATATACTGCCGTTGTTAGAAAATCAGGACAAGATAAAGTCAACGCATATTCTGGTCACGCAACGTTTTTCTGTTCAGCAAAAGGAGTTGTTACTAAAACTCACGAAACTCAGTTGATAGTCCACGAAAACTTAGATGCAGCAATGACGTTTCAAATAAAGGTTCACGCAAAAGGCTCATTTATTTTAGGTGAATTGTTCAATAATGGTAATGATGTCAATATCGTTGCTAAATTAGAAATTGTTGAAAACCGAGACTAAAATGCTCTTGGACTTTAAAAAACAAGCGACTGGAAATATCAAAGCTTTCTTGGATGAAATTGATCCGATCCCAACACATCCGAATGACGACAACGGTGATCTGTATTATGGCTACATCAGCAAGGGGCTTTTGCATCTCGAAGACTTACTCAGTGGCATAAAAACGCCACCAAACGCCAAAATCCTTGATATAGGCGCAGGATACTGCGAAATGCTGTTATACATCGGCCACGTGCTTAAAAGCTCAAATATGCACGGTATAGAGGTCAATCAGAAATATTTTACTGACACGGCACCGTTACTCGTGAAACATCGGGTGCCGGTGACTCTGTACCTTTGCGATTATCGAAAGCATGACATCTCTTCGTATGATGTAATTTATTCTTTTTCAATCGCAAAAAAATTGCCGGAAAAAGAGGAAATGTATCGATACGTTTTAGACAACATGAAGCCGGGTGCGATATGGATCGAAGCGCTTGCACCGGGACTCATTGACGTAATAAAAAAACACAAAAGATCATTTGATATTTTTTACTCGGAATTGGAAACGATCGCTCTTCGTGCAAAATAGATCTGTGGATAAACGATAGCGTGATACAATAAAAACAAACGTACACGCACATGAAGCCGCCTGAGTTTTTACGACAAGGCTTCACCATGCACGCAAACGTGTGGTGTGAAGCCGAGGGGCGGATCAACCGCCATTTGATAGAGATCGTCAATCATGACGACAACCACGTGAGCTATTGGAAAACGTGCTGCGACTGCAAGGACGCATACGATCGTTTGACAAGGCTTGGTGTCGACAGAGAAAATCCACGACGCGCGGATCGGATGAAAACCGTCGAGTGGGTATTCTTATGTCTTCACCCGGAAGATGTGATCTTATAGTGTTTTGGTTGGGGTCGGTTCGACAAGGGCGGCAGAGCCTCGGAGTAATCCGGGGCTTTGCTGTGCATATTTTATAGATTGACAAAAATAAATGTGATACAATAAAAACAATATGGATACCGAATACACAACAAAAGAAGCAGTCGAAAATTGGCTGCTCAAGGATATCGATGATGCCTTTGATACTCAACTCACAGAGTGGATTGTTGCGATGAGTCGCTTTGCTGACGATCTCACAAAAAGAGATCTTATGCGCGACGAAGAAGAGACTTACAAATATGATGGTGACGGTACCTCACTTCTCTTGATCAAAGACTGCCACGACATCACAAGTGTCACTGTTGATGGTACGACTGTCACACCTCTTGAATACCCGGCAAACAAGCCATATACGAGCAGAATTGTTTTACAAAACGGCCTCAAGTTTACAAAGGGAAATCAAAACGTACTTGTCACTGCAAAGCATGGCGTGTATGACTCTCTTGATGATTTACCTGCAAACATTAAACACGCTGTCACTGTGCTTGTTGGTGGAATATGCAACACTCAGATCCTCGGTATCAAAAAAGGTGCAACAGAAAAGATCGGCGAATACTCAATCACTTACGCAACTGAAGAGCAGAGAGCTGATTATAAAAATGCATTGAGCGCTTTGTCGTCATACCGACGCATTGCTTTATAAAATATGTTTACATCATTATTAATACAAAAATGCAACATCGAGGAGAAGACTCTCAACACGAGTGGGTATGAAAAGGTTGCATCATGGACGACGAAAGCAAGTGATGTTCGTTGTCGAAAAGACAGCAAAAAAGTTTCAATAAACGATACTGTCAATCAGAAAATAAACAGTGACGATGATCTCTTCTTTTTTGATCCCGACGCTCCGGTTGTCCGGGGTAATCGCATTGTCTTGGATGGAGAAAGGTACGAAGTGATTGATGTCAACAAGTGCCTTGACTCTGAAGGAGTGCATCACCTTGAGGTGACTGGCCGCGGCGTGGATCACGCTTAAACCATGCCATTAAAAGCAATCATACAATTTAAAAACTATCGGCCAAAAATCGAGGAAGGAATCGGTGCTTTTATCAATACGGCCGTCGATAAAAGTACAAAGGTGATGGAGCGCAATATCAAGTCTTTCACTCCGGTGAAGCATGGTACTCTTCGCCGATCGATATCATCGCGCATGACCGGTTTTGGTAAGGGTGAAGTTTTTACGAATCCGGTTGTCAGTCAAACAAGCAAAGGAAAAACATCACACAAAGAAGTTTCATACGCTGTTTATGTTGAATATGGTACTCGATACATGGCACCTCGAGCGATGTTTAGAAAAGGTGTCGAGTATTCTGAGGGTGCCATTGTTCAGATTTTTAAACGTGAAGCGAAAGATTTTAAAGACAGCGCCGCAAAATAGTGCTAAAATAAAAACATGATCGAGCAATTTATTTACGACTCAATATCACAAGATGAAACTCTGCAAGAGCTTCTTTCGGCCGGTAGTGATGGGATCAATCTCTTTCCTTCCGTTGTGCCTCAAAGCATCGAGGCTGACTCAGTTGTGACGTTTACATTGATTGTCACAACAGATGCTTTCCCGGCAATCCAAGCTCGGAGCGTTCAATTCAATATTTTCACAAAGACACATACAGCCGGAGCGACTATCGCGGCCGCACTCGCAGATCTTTTCAACGACAACAAGTTGCAGACACAGGATGGTGTAAAGGTCGTGTACTCCATCCGGGAATCTGAGTCTGATCTTGGGTTTAATTATGACGACAAATATTATCAACGAGAGGCAACGTACAGCTTCAAAATAAGATAAAGCCATGAACAATCGAGCAATCAATACCGGTCACTCACCACAGCAAAAAGGCATGACACTTGAGGCTCTTGATGATGTAAAAGTCTTCGGCCGAGAGTTGAAAAGTGGAGAGATGATCGAGGTGACAAGAAGTGAGGCACGCAGGATCTTGTTATCGACAAAAAAGATGCGTGTAAAAGTAGACTAGACGCTCAAAAACTTGGTATAATGTTTACATGATCAGTCGATGATCTGTACTGCAGGCTAGTGCCATAGAGTGCGGTAATTAAAAACCATTATTAATTAATAACTTTTAAACGTTATGAGACAAACAGACATACAAGTACCAGAGGCTTTGCGAAAGGGAAGCACTCGCGTACTCGTCGGAGATGACTTCGACAACCTTGTGGATATCGGCGCTTTGCGTGATGTCGCAATTAATTTCCTTGTGGAGCAACAGACTATTGCATTTGACAATGCACCAAGTCTTGATGCCTTTGTAAAGGGTGATCGTATTCAAGCAACATTTAATCTTGCTGAGATCAACTTCGATACAATCGCAGTGCTTGATGCAGGAATGATCACACTTTCAACAGTGGCAGGTACGATCGTGAACAACGCGACGCAGCTTGTTGTTGCAGGAAATTGGTCTTTTGAGCAATTTATCCCGATTGCAAACCAAAACGGCGATGGATCAGCGGTAAACGTTGACTCTGTTACAGCCGCAACAGATGGTGCGCTTACTGAAGATGTTGACTTCCATGTCATCGAAAGCAACGGTGTATATGGTATCGTGCTTCACTCAGGTGGATCTGCATCAACTGAAGATCAAAATATCACTATTCAATACGACTACACGCCAAACGCTTCAAAGAAAATCACATCTGTCGCTTCAGGAAAGAAAACTCTTAAAGTGATGAGATTGATCAACGAAGACAATGACGGAAAAGTGTTGAAACTTGATATCGAAGACGGTACAAACAAGGCACCGATCTGGATTGACTTCGCCGGTGATGAAGAGGATGATATTGCAATCATGCCTGTGGATTTTCAAGGCGTATTTGTTGAATACGTCGACGAACAAGCTGCTTAATCTCTGACTGATATATGCACGCTCTTGACTTATACAAGAGCCGTACGCACTCAGAGGTAAAACTCGCTGACGGCAAAACATACAAGATCCCCAACGAGTTCACTGTCGAGGAAGTCGAGAGGGTTTTAGAGTTGCAGATCGAGCGAGAAGCACTTGAAAAAAACACAGCGTCAGATGACAAAAATCTGACACCGGAAAATGCTGACTTCAAAAAATATATGGATCTTGTGTTCGCACAACTCACGATCCTATATCAGCATTTTCAACCGGAAACCACAGCCGAGTACCTGAAAACTGTTTTGACACAGAGTGAGGCACTAGAGGTGCTTGGTTTCTTCCAAAAGTACAGACACATCGCCGTAAGGGATTATCTAGCAAACAAGAAAAACGACCAGACATTGGCCGAGTCAAAAAAAAAATTGACCGCTAAAGTCGAATTGAGAGAGATACGCCGCTTGATCGCCTTTATGGTGATCAAGGGCTTTTCTCTTTTTGACCTCAGAAAGCTTTACATCGACGAGCTATATTCATTTTATGAACAGTTGATTTATTCTTTGGAGAAAATGGGTGAGGTTAAAGAGGGGAGCTATGATAAAATTACAAGAGGAAGTAAAGGAGGTGTCGACTCCGTTTCTCAACTTCGCAGAGGTATGATGGCCGCGCTTGCCGGAAAGCGTAAAAAATAACTATGGCAGACTCAAAACTTACAGTGGGCGAATTGGTTTACAAGATCTCCGGTGATATGGAGAATCTTCAGACTGAGCTTAAAAAAGCAGAGACAGAGCTTAAAGATATGAAGTCGGCTATGGAGAAAACATCTGCAACGGCCGGAAAAATGGACAAGGCGATGTCAACAGCCGGGAAAGCAGTCAAAGCTTTCGTTGGAGCTTTTGCTGTAAAGGCCTTGATCGATTTTGGAAAGGCGGCCGTACAATCTGCATCTGAGCTGCTTGAGCAACAAACGAAACTTGCTCAAGTTCTTCGCGTGTCTCAAAACGCGACAGATGAACAGATCGCTTCGATGATCGAATATGCCGACACTTTGGAGAAAGTCGGTGTCATCGACAAAGAAGTGATCCTTGCATCGGAGGCGCAACTTGCGACATACGATCTTTCAATCGACTCAATCAAAACTCTTACGCCTGTCCTGCTCGATTATTTGGCCGCTGAGAAGGGTGCAAACGCAACGAAGGAAGATGCGATCGGTATCACAAACGGACTCGCTCAGGCAATTCAAGGAAACTACTCGTCGCTTTCTCGTACCGGATTTATTCTCGATGATGCAACAAAACAACTCATCGAACACGGCACACAAGAGGAGCGCGTGCAGGCCATCACAGACGTTCTCAATTCAACGTATAAAGACTATAACAAGACACTCGGTGACACGTTCCTCGGTACTCAAAAGCGTGCGCAGAGAGCGCTTGGGGACTTTAAAGAGGACTTGGGCTTTGCTTTGATGCCGACAATTCAGTTGCTCACAAAAGAGCTTTTAAACGTCACCGGTGGCTTCGAGAGTGGCGAGCCTCGCATTAATAAGTGGGGAAAAACTATATACCAAACAACAAACTTTATCATCGCAATGGGTAAAGCTTTTGTGCTTGTTGTGAAGGCTATCGTCGGCTTTGTTGACACGCTCGTGCAAGGTGGAAAGGTGGTGTTTAATTTTGCAAAAAATACGATACAGTCAGTCACGGCCATAAAAGACAATTTTGCAACTCTTGGAAAGGGACTGCTCAAAGTTTTTAAAGGCGATTTTAAAGGAGCGCTTGAGGAGTTTAAAAGTAACATCTCTGAGAAGTTTAAAGATACCGGTGACTCTCTTGATAATTTTAGAAATAAAACAGGTGCTTGGAGTGAGATACTTTCTGAGTCTTTTGATAGTGTTGGCCAGAGCGCACTCGAAGCTTTTGATGCAACAAACTTCAAACCGATCACGGCCGAAGCACTTACTGCATGGAAAGAGGGACAGGAAGCTGTTGACTCTTTTGGCCAAGCATCCGAAGACACGGCAGAGTCATCAGAAAAATTACAGGAAAAATTGCTCGGAGTTCGTGAGACACTTCTTAAAACTGCAAACGATCTTGAGGGCAAAGTAACTGACGCTTTCAAGAAGTTCAATGAGGCTTTTGGTGAATCTCTTGACGACACAAACAACAAGCTCACTGACACCGTTTTAAACGCTCAGGATAAAATCAAAGATCTCAAAGAGGAGCTTTCAAACATCGACTCAAGCGACTCAAATGCCGGTGATCAGAGATCCCGGATAAATGCTCAGATTGATGAGCAAGAAAAAATCCTTGAATCAAGGAAGGGCTTTGAGGAAAGACAGGCGCAATTTATCACTGGCCTTCGTGAAAAACTTACTCAGGCAGGAATTGATGCCGAGCAAGAGGGTCTTTCATCATTGCTTGAGATAAAGAGTCTCGAGGATCAAATAAAAGACGAGCGTGCGCTTCGTGACCTTGATGACTTTGCTCGAGAGGAAGAATTGCAACGTCGAAGACTCACCCTGCTTGTTGAAAACTTGATCGCGGAAGTGACTGCTCTTCGAGATAAAATTGAACAACAAAAAGAGCTTGAGGCTGATTTGACATCATTTCTTATAAGTCAAAACGCACTCCGTAAAAAAGACGTGGAGACTTTTGCAAATGCAGCAATCGCAAAATACGGTGAGATGGCCAACGCTTTGCGAAACGCGGTATCGCTTCAGCAACAACTTAATGCATTGCGCTCAGGTGGTGGAAACGGAGGCGCAGTACCACAATTTGCTGCCGGTGGATATGTGGACGGCCGAGGTGGTGAAGTTCACCCGGGCGAGTATGTCATCCCTGCGAATCTCGTACAACGGTTTGCCGGAGCCGTGTCAGCAATCGAGTCTGTAAGAAATGGAAGCGGATCGAGTGTAACAAACAATAATGTCAACGCACCTATTACAATGAACGCGAACATCCAAGACGGCGTTGATCTCCGGGAGTTTGGTCGAGAGATGGTGTGGGAGCTTGGAAGGCGCTAGAATATAAATATATGATTGGACTTACTTACACAATAATTAATAAAGACGGTGATCAATTCAAAATAAATGATCATGTGACTGATCCTGACAACTTCATTGCGTTGCAGGCATATCCTCAATTTGACCTCGATGTAAAAAACAACGAGATCAACAAAGATGGCCAACATGGACTTTGGGACTTTTTCTCATACTACGGCCGACGTACAGTTTCTTTTCAGGGAGTCATCATCGGTGATGATGAGGAATCTGTGGAAGCTATAAAAGAGCAGATCACAAAAGTGTTGCGCTTCCCTTCTCAACCGAACGCATCGAATGACGGAAACGTCTATTTGCGATGGACAGATCTCGAAGGTAAGTCATGGGAGATTGAGTGCAAGCTTTATAATTGGGTGCAGTGGAATCGAAACCTGCTCGAGAAGTTTCGCCTTGAGTTTAGATTTACTCTCAAAGCATCAGATCCTTTTATTTTGAGCCAAAGCGTTGCATCTGTGGCCGGTACTCGTGGATGGGCAACAACCGGTGGAATGTTCCCTCTCGAATTGCCTGCGCTTCTTGGTATCACGTACAACAACATTTTGAGTGTGAACAATACCGGATACGTTACGGCTCACACAAAGATCAGGATTTATGGAGAGTCGGAAGGAGCGATCACGAATCCTCGCATCTTAAACAACACAACTGGAAAAGGTTTTTATCTCTCTTCGACTATTGCCGACGAGACTGAGTGGATTGAGATTGACTCAAAGGAGGGTACTGTTGTTGATCAAGACGGAAACGATCTCAGCGGAGATATCATCGGGGACTCAGAGTTTATATTGCTTTTGCCGGGAGTGAATGAGATTGTCTATGAATCAGACGAAGATCCTC